ATTGATAGCACACACAAACATATACACACTCACACACATACACACCTACACACACACACATACACACACACATACACACACACGGACACACACATACAATGGGGTAACTTAATGGGGTAACTTAATGGGGCAAAGAGGGAATTTAATGGGGGAATGGACTTAGAGAGTGAGTCAATTTCGCCATCTTTATCAATCAAATATGTTAAAAGTATAACTTTCCAACCAAATCATGCGGTCAAAATATGAACTTTCTTTCATTTATATTTATTGTTGCGTTTTGTTCTCTTCTTTGGAAGCCTGGAGTGCCGATGCTAGAGCAAGGCCTGCCGATTCCGCTAGTTCTGCTTGGCGCCTGGTCCCAGGTTTCGCATTTGATAATTTAAGCAACGCGTTTCGTACTGCAGGCGCTTCAAATACCCTGGCCAAGACTGCCACTGAAGTAATACCTCCGAGGGTAGCAGCTAAATTCACAACTGCCCCTGCACCAGTTCCTATTAAAGAGACGGTTTGAATTGATTGAACCCCAGTAGATGGCAACGCCTCGGCCTGCTGAGCTCTTCTCGTGGCATCTAGGACCTTGATTAGGCCATCAAGTGCCTTCTTGTCAGCAGGGCTAAAGAAGGCGTCTATGGCGCGCTTAGTGTTTGTTTTATTGATCGCCGTAGTAAATCTGTCAGGATTAATATCATCTCGAAAGAATCCACTTTGATCGAGTGCATTTTGAATAATTGAAGCCCTGGCAGCAGCTCTACCTTTAGGCGTTAAGCTTGAGTTCAATCGTTTAAGTTCACTTGCCTTCCCGCCTTTGAGAATCGCTAATACTTTCTCTGGCGTTGCTTCACCTGTATTAAGAATCCTTTTTAATTCCGTTTGCTTTGTTTTTTGAAACTCATCCGCAAATTTACGGTTTGATCTCAACCAATCGGCTGCAGCTTGCTTATCCTTGGTTCTAGCAAAAGCAATCATATCTTTATCAATTGCCGATTTGACTTGTTGCAGTGATCCTTCGGCGCGTTGATCCTCGCTACGGCCTAATGCCTTTAAGTCATTAATGACCTCTGTTCTTATATCTCGAAGGTGAGAAAAGTCACCGTCAATGGAATTTTTAATAGCATCCAGATTGCTCACAAGAGAAGTATCAGCCTTTTCACCCAAAGATGCTTGCTTGGCTAACTGTTCGTCAATAGCGGCGATTGTTTTGTTTGTTGGTACATCGCCAAAAGGCACCAATGCGTCAATCGCTTTATTTCGCTGTTCAGAGGCCTCACCCAAAACTCTTAGATTATTTTTCTTCAGCGACTTAACAATGTCCTCGGCAAAAGGGCTATCCAATTCAACGTCGAACTCTTTCGCTATTTCCTGAACAACATTTTCTCTCGCTGCTTGTTGTCTGGCACGGGTTGTACCAGTACCAAGCGGGCCAAATTTCTCAAGAGTCTGTTGAGCAAATTTACCAGCAGAAGTTTTTGGCGGAATAACATCAGTAGTTAGTATTGGCACTCCAGCCGCTTCACCAGTCTCTATAATCGATCGCTCTGGGACATCTGGCACATCCCCAGCAACCGCTTTAGCTCCACGGCCGACTTTGGCAGCCGCCTGGCTAGCTTTTAGGGCTGGGAATAACTCGAGTATTGCCGCGGGAATAGTAGCCCCTATAGCGCCCCCAGCGCCTGCTATGCCTGGTATGCCAAGTTCCTGGGCAATGGGTTGAAGAAGGTCAAATCCGAATTCACCTCCAATTCTTTCCGCTTGCTGTAAAAATTCACCAATTTGCTTAACAAATTCATTTTCACCAATGGCGCGTAGGTTACGCTTTCCGGTTTCTGTGCGTGGTTGAAATTGAAGGATATCTTGTATGCCAGTTTGTAGTTGTTCGCCCTCTTCAGGACTAATACCAAATGGTACCGCGGCTTCAGCAGCGCCAATAGCGCCACCAAAAGCTTCGCCTACCGCAGTAGAGCCTATGGCTAGACCAGTTTCAGCAATGCCAAGGGCTTCTTCGCCAAGAGTTGGCTGTGTTTGCGGTGTCTGCGGCTGAGTAGAAACAGACTTAAAACCTTTCGGTATACTGTCTTCGAATTTCTTTAAACTACCGCCGGACTCACTTCTTGCTATGGCGGCCTCTACAGCAAGATTTATTGAGTCAAAAGAAGGCAATTCTTGACCTTCAGAAACGCGTTGTAATGCTCGGGTAATAGCTATATTAATGTCTTCTTGTGTGCCTTCGTCAGCTAGGATTCTTTGAATCGCTTCTGGTGTTTGCCCTTGAACCAACAAAGGTAAATTCGTCGCTCTGCCCTGATTGACTCTAGGGTCCGTTACTGTAATTGATTTCTCCGTGGAAACGCCACCTCTGGGATTCTGTATAACCCCCAGTTCTCCGCTTAATGCGGATTGTTGCGCTAACTTAAAACCTGTTGGAATCGCCATTATTCAGGTTCCACTATTTGGCCGTCTGGTAAAGTGAATGTGCCGTCGCCGTTGTCTGTTGTTCCGGCTGGCAGACCTGGTGGCAACGCTTCCACGCCCGCTTCCCTATCCAGCTGGTTGACTTGCTCCAATTCAATGAAATCTTTCACCGTATTGCCCGGGGTGCCAAGGAATACTGCTACACGCTCGAGATAAGCCGCTAATTTTTGCTGCGCTTCCTTTTTGCGTTGAAGCCATTTCTTTAATTCGGGGCCTTCTAACGTCTTGGGTAACGCGGTAGAGAGAGCAAATTTTAATTCAGGTGCTGATAACGCTCCAAAGGTTGTATTGCTAATAACATCAAGGCCTAGTTTCCCTTGCAGATTATCCAGCTGTATAGATGCTGATCTAACACTGGGCAATCTTGCAGCGATCACACCGGTTTCAGCGCCTTGATCAATTAGGCTAATCGCTTCGTCGATGTTAGCAATGCTCCGTTTGATCGGAGCAATTTTATCGAAGGCGTCCTCTGAGCGTTTAATGGCAGCTTTGGCCGCTGCAGTCGATGCGGCGATAGTGGGTTCAGTAGCCAATTTAACCTCGGCAACTGCCTGGGCTCTTCCCCCAGCGCGTTTAGTTTGCGTTTTAACACCGAATTCTTGAGCTGTTTTGATAGCCTGGGCCCGGGCTGGACCAGTGACTGGCTGACCTCCCGGATTAGTCACTCGAGTAGCACCGCTGCGCATTACTTGTACGGTTGTACCATCGGGAAGCACTTTAGCCGATTGGACTTGATCTATTTTGCTTGTTTGGCTCAATATCTGATCAGCTACCTCGAGCTCTGCCTGAGCACCGTCACTAATGTCCTGCAGTCGTCGCATAGCCTGGTCTGGATCCGACGTCGCCAAGTTAGCCAGCTCAACGGCCTGTTCTGTATCGAAATTAGGATCATCCTTTTGGCGCGCAACAAGCTGAGCCATGGCATTGCGAATCCCCTCTGGGCCATTACGAAGGACAAATTTCACATCTGATATGGTATTGATGGCTTCTGATCGCGCGCTGGTGATCATTTCCTTGGCTTTGGCAATCCGTTGCTCACGTTGGCCTGTCTCAAGATTGGCTTGTTTAGTCTGTGCGGACAAAAAATTTTGCAAGACAGCGGGATTCAACTGCGATAACTCTGCTACAGCCGACTGGTCGCCTGCTTGGACGCGCTGAATCAAATCAGGCGTTAATACATCAGACTTTACTTGGCGGCCAAACTTTAGCCCGCTGGATAATAGGTCGACCGTGTCAGGAACCAAGGAAGCTCCGTCCAAACTTGCTAGTGTTACCATGTTAACTCCTAATGAACCGTTAAATTAACTTGCCATTAAACCAAGTAACTGAGTGATCGGATCGTCGCCGCCACCAGGAGAAGGAGGACCAGCAGGAGCGCCAATTTCGCCAGGCCCCAGTCCAATGGCACCCAAACCACCAGTCAGTAATTTGGCTATGTTTGTTAAGCCAGCTTGTTCTGCCTGGGCTTGACCTAATATTGCAGAGGATTTGGCCGGGCCACCACCCACTTGTATGTTCGCTATGTCTCTCTGGAGGTTAGCAATACTCTCTGCCTCACCCGTTAATGATCCAGCAACATCGCCAGCGGCAGTCTGACCTATGCCTACGAGTCCTCGTTGCCTGCCACTCAGAAGTTGTTCAATCTGCAGCGCTAAATTTAGGCCTGTTTCAGAAGGCAGCGCGGCAAGTTCTTGGATGCCTCCACCGGATCTGGTTAGGCCGGCCTGGCCCAACTCTCCTCGCGCTGCGGTTTGCCTTTCAGAAATAAGGTCATCAAATAACCCACTGCTTAATATTTCGCTTATATTGGATTCAAAACCGCCAAACGTAGCACCCGTTTCTAACGCTGGTAATGCGCCAAGGCCAGCCTCTTGAAAGGGTAAGAATTGTTCTCGAGCAGAAATTCCCGCTTCTTGAATACCTGGAATAGCTTCACGAATACTCGCAACACCAGCGCGCCGTGCGCGTTTGTCAGCTGCGCCTGCTCGACCAATAGCTGCTTCTTGTTTGCTTGTATTGATTCCTAGAGCGCCACCAACGTCGCCTAGAAGCCCTCCGCCAGATAGTAGTCCGATAATCACTCACCTTTAACAATAGATTTCAAATATAAACCGTATTGTCCCTATTTCATGTATTAAAACCAGAAATTCTGATTACGAATCATCCGTATATGCAATATATAATGCTTCTACATTAACCAATGCGCCAACAAGACCATTTGCTATTAAAAATTCACCAGGCGCTAGATTAAACGGCACAAATAAACTTGGTTTAGTTTCGTCGACAGCCAATACAATTTTGTCAATGCGCTCACCTGCTGCACTGGTTGCATCAACAGATTTAAATAATTCTACGGTATCACCGGTTCCACCGAATTCATGCAGGTTGATCGAGGAGACAGACCATCTAGTCAAGGTAATGTTCTCCAGTACTGTAATATCACCAATCGGTACAGCTTTAAGACCTGATGAATTATTGCCTTTAATTGACATGTATTAATTGCTCCAAATCTTCTGTTCGTTCAGTCAAATCAATTACGCTTACTTGCAATATAACGATGCCAAGCAGTAAGATTCCGATATTATCACTATTGTCCGATATATTGTCAGTATTGGTATCTACACGAGACTTTAGCACATTCACAAGCCCTCTAAGATTGCCATTTGCGGATTCAATAAGCTGCTGAAGATCTTCATTATCCAACGGTTCCCCTGTGGATGTTGAGAGACTATCCAGGAACCTTTGAAACTTTGTAAGAGCAACAAACTTTTGCCCACCGAAGTTATCCGGTATCGCTTCAATAATTGCTTCACCATGTCTCGGTGCTTCTTCAGCCATTGACCTTTAACCCATCCATTGAAAAGTTAATATCTGCCGTCGTGCGTAATCGTAAGCCGGCGAATGATTCAAATACACCGCCTCCACCGTCCCATCGAACTTGTTGCTGTGATTTACCTTGTTTGGCCAGCGATCTGAAAATCTGGGGCCCAAAGGTAAGGTTGTCTTTGCTAATCTCCAATCCTATTGTGCCTTCAGTTTTAGACGTGCCGGTGAGGCAACTCAATATAATATTATCAATAGGGAAGTAACTATCAGGATCCGCCTTGATAAACGTGTCTATCTGCCGTTCTATGGCATTTCCAAATTCAGTCACCGCATTACTGATGATTCCAATTTTGTTGTCTGCAGCATTACCAGTAATGTATTTACCATAACTCACAGCAACAAACTTAATGTCCCACGGTTGGAGTTCATCAGCTGGATCAATACCTGATTGCATAAATGACCAGCCTGTTCCGTAATATAAAAGCGTATGACGTGGCAATCTAAAAGCCACCATATCAACACCTTTCCAAGTTATACGCTGAGATGTGCACGTTCCTAATTCTCTTAAGGTATATTCATCGGCTAACAATTCTTCGACTGCAGGATTTGATATCTTAGGGGCTGATCCGGCACTCATTATGTGAAAACCATAAGAACCATCACGGTCATGACCAAGAAAAACAAATGAGTTTTTGTAAAAAGCCTTAGCAGCAACGTAACCAGTTTCAATAGCACCACCATCCACACGCAAAAAAGGATTATTTGTTGGGCCAATATCACGGAATATTTCAAAACCATCTTCTCCACCAACATAGAAATCATTTTTTAAATTAATGGCACCTATATTTCTATCAGGTAAAAATTCTGCGTCAAAAAAGTTAGCTGCTGGAATTGTCGTTGGCACGTTAACATCAGTGAAAAACAATGGTCCTCCGTCTGCCGGCACAAAAACAAATCTCTGGTTGATGGTGACAACGTCCACTGAAGATTGAAATGATCCACCGATTGAACTCAAGACACCTGCTGATGATAGTGAAAATCCTCCACCGCCTTTAACGATTATTTCAAGTGCAATAAAACTGACGGCCATCACACAATCTGCAGTTCCTGGGATAGTGCCAATTACTATTTTACTTCCGTCCTCTCTAATTCTAATAAGATCGGTGCCAGAAACTTGATAGTGCTCGTCGTCGAAGTCTATGGCGCCACGGCACGCGCCATTACCCGTAGTGAATGAATCAACACCGGGTGTTTTTAGTAGGGTGTTTTGTGAATTAAATAAATTAACAAGACTTTCACGCAATTCAGGCGTGTCCTCATCCCCTAAGAAACCCAATGGCAAAGGCACATCTACTGCCACTATGAATACCTCTCTTGTTCAGCTGACTTTCTAGCGCAGCATGCTTCGAAAAAATCCTTGTAACTACCCAAGAAATAGCTCCTCCCAAATCTTTCAATTCGAGCCTGCCACTTCCCTATTTTCTTGTGCCAATTAACACCAACAATACCAGAGGTATTCGATTTCTGAATTCGTTTATTTATGGCCTGTTCGTAATATGTTCCCCATCTACAATTTCCAGGGCCATAGTCACTATCATTGTCAGGATACCTGTCTAAAGTTTTACCATTCGGCCTAGGCCCCATATCAGCGTAGAAGTTTTCAAAACTATTTAGCCACCTTTTGCAAACCGTTATACCTCTTCCACCATAGTCTGCGTATTGTTCATTGCTTGGGTTGTTGCATCTATCTTTCATGCTTTGCCATGAGTAATATTCTTTGGTCCCACTCTTTCCATGGGAAATATTTCTGCATGCCCTACAGCCAGTTGAATTACCATTCCTTAAATTTCCCATCCTCACTACGATATTTTCGCCACATTCACATACACAGAGCCAACATCTTTGTACTTTATATTTCAATCCTTGTGGTTTAGGAGCTTCTTTTAACACGGTTAACCTTCCAAATTTTTGACCTATTAAATCTATTTTCTTACAATTACACGCAGTCATATCATTCACTCACTTGTTTGATTGATTAGATGTTAGGGTATGCTTCAACATGCCCTAGCATTGATTATATCACTTTTTCTTCCTCTTCTTTTTCGATTGACCGGATTCACTGAGTGCGATCGCAACAGCTTGCTTTCGACTCGTTACTTTAGGACCAGACTTAGAACCACTTTTCAAAGTGCCCGTCTTGAATTCTCGCAGCACCTTTTCAACTTTGCGCTTCTTTGCTGCTTTGGACTTTGGTTTCTTTTTAGCTGCCATTTTATACTCTCCGTCTTATAAATACACTAACGGCTGAATTGCTGACTGTTCCACCAGCAGCAACAATGAATGCACGCAAATGCGTACCTGCTGGTATATCTACATTTTGAGTGCCATCAAATTCGCTTGCGGCCAAACTAAATGCTACCAATACGGTTCCTGATACGTCCTGAATTTCGAATCCTTTAGTCGCTAGACCAGACGTAACAAATGCAGTTATGTGCGTTATTGTCGCGTCGTACGGAACTATCCACGCCGCATTTGTGTCGGATGCATGACCTACTCTCATATATTCGTTATCAGCAGCGCCATTCAGTCCAAATCCAAATCGCTCTGAACTAGACAAAAACTTACCTCTGACAGAATCGTAAAGGTATAGATCAGTGCCATCACTGTAAATCTGACCGCTCACTAAACTTGTTGTTGGAACAGTGCCTGGCGTGATGGTAAGTGCAGCACGAGTACTTCCGGTATTGTCTAATACGACTGGACCTAATGGTGTTGTAGTTGTTATGTTCTGACCGTTATCGTACGCATCTTGAAGAGTCCCACTGTCCACAGGCGAACGCCAAACAGTTCCGTTAAAGAAATTAGGTTCGTTGGTAGTGAGGTTATAAAACTCTAGCCCCTCAGCGGGCAATGAAATTGCATCACGTTGGAGTTCGGTCCCTCTTGGCTTTAAAAAACCTCGAGTTGTTGAACCAACATCTAATATAGAAGATGCGTGAGGAGTTATTGACGGTATACCTATTCCAATTTGCCCTGTGTTAGTAAGAGCCATTGTAAACAAGCCATCATCTACACCAAAACTAAACCCACCGGGTACAGCACCACCATTATAAAATATTGATCCATCGCCTGAATTTCCATTTCCTGAAAATTGTATTGATCCTGGAAAACCATTAGGAGAAAGTATATTTAGAGTTGCATTAACATTGCTCTCTACTGTAAAAACTGTTTCGGAAGTCGGTGTTAAACCAGATGTGCCATCTGCAATATGCAATCGTGATAGTGGTAATCCTATTCCTACTCCTACATCACCTCCACTGCCTAGTATTAATTGATTTGCATTACCAGAATTTTCAACGTGGAGGTTATTCCCATCGTGGAAGACTCTTAAAGAATCTACATCACCAGAATCTACAAGGGTAATTCCACCAACTGAATTATCTGAAATTTGCTTAACATGTAGTGTACCTTGATTTGGGGTAATTCCTATTCCTACATTACCTCCATTTAGTGTAAAAGTATCAGTAATAGTGGCAATTGTAGAAGTTGGAATAGTTCCACTTCCTGCGTAGATACCATCACCACCAAGTCCAAAATTAGAAGAACCTATTCTCCCAATAATTGTTCCATTATTAGTTAGAGTTCCCGTAAAATCTAATATCTCACAGTTCAGCGTGCAACCGGCATCGACAGTTATATTTCCTACGACATGGTCAGAAACAATGTCAAGAGTGGATGAATTGGAAACAATAATAGCATCGTCAGCAATAATATTATTAACTATTGCATCCACAATGCCATTGAGGACTTCTATTCCTTTGGTTCCCGTAAAGCTATCTACTTTACCTATAAGCCCAGCATTTAATATCGCTTGGGAAGCAGAATTTGTAGGATCATGACGAAATCCACACGTATTATTACCTTCTAATGTTAGCTCATTAATATTATAGACTTCAGGAGCTCCATTATCAGTTTGATCTAATATACCAACTGCATTATCGGCTTCTAATTGCAGTTGACTAATAGTAATAAAAACAATATCGCTGGTTCCTAATACATGAACACCGGTACCTCCATCTCCTCTAACAACACAGGCTTTAGCCTGCACACCTATTTCAGGTTTATTATTAATAAGAAATACCGTTCCATTTCCACCTAAAAGTCCAGCACTTGTAATTTCAAAAGTCGCACGGCTGCCAGGCTCAAAACAATTTCCGGTAGACGGCAAATTAAAAATACCTGTACCAATGAATTGACAACCTTCAGGAATGATAAGATTAGATTCAGTAAAAAAACCTGAACCACTGACAGTAATTGAACTTGGATTAAATACACCGGGAGGAGGAATTAAAGAATTTACGGCATCAATAGTAGCCTGTATTGTTGCTTTGGATGTTTCTATTGAGAATCCATCTTCAGTATCATTTCCAGCTATCGCTACATGAAAAGCTCGTGGATTAGCATTTATATTCTTTTTTGTGGCCATTATCCTAACCTATATATTCCCAACCTTGGGACGTTTTAACAATAATAATCCCTTGGTTGGAAGTGAGGGGAGTTATTCCAGATCCTATTGCGACAGAGGCTGTAAAAGTCAAAGTAACGCCATTAAGTGATCGAAGACGTAATGCTTTTCCAGGATTATCAGGGAGGACAACAGCAGCGTTAGCAAAACCGACTACATTAGTCACTGTATCCGTTAATGTGGTATCTGCAGTAATTTCAACTAATTCCTCACTATCCTGTACTTCGATTTGACTTTGTAAATTAGCAAACGTAATACCTTTGGCGCGATCACCAGATGCTGGACCAGTAGGGATAACATCGCCATCAGCCAATGTAGTCACTAGCGTAAGATTTTGTATTCTTGTTGTGCTTCTAGGCATGATTAAGTCCCCAGTGAAGTGCTGCTGTCAGCGCCCACGGTATCAGGCTCCGGAAAGAAACGTTTAGCCCTGGGTCCGCCGTTATTGCCCTGGCCAAGTGGTAGAGAGCTAGGAAAGGCTTGTTCTGGAGTCAGACCGAATGCAGCTTTCAGTTCCCGGTAGAATATCTTCTGATTCTTACGAAGTGCAGGCGATGCGGTGACCTTGACGATCTGCTGCGTGTTAATGGCCAGCGTTGTCATCATGGCATCATCAGTGGATTCTGGATTGCCGAGCTCACTGGCTGGAGCTGTTGGAATGGTGATCCCCACATCAATGCTAATTGAGGACCATCGATTGATCATTCTTATTAGAGCATTGAAAAGCTGTTCTTCAAGGAAAGGATCAGGAGCGCTCAACTCGTTCACTACGCCAAGCGCTTGAAGTGCTCCGTTTACTATTGTTGTTGCGGTGGCCATTGGCTAACACCTCATTGTAATTCTATAGCTTAGGGGGAGTTTTCTTTGCTGGTTTGTCTGCTGGCTTGTCTTCAACAGGCTCTAAAGTCTTTACAGTTTCTGTAACAGTTGGGTTGCTTGACTTGATTGCCTCATACAGCGCGCGCAGAGCACCCATGCCGGCCACACCATCAAATTCCGCTAGGTCAATCTCTTGACCGTAATTCTCGGCTAGATCTTTCTTGATGGCTTCCTTTTCAGGATCGAGTGATAGGCATTTGAACTCTTCTTCGGTTTCACAACGAACTTGTTTGCCATCGAGTTCGATATATTTAGGATATTCTGTGATATGAACAGGGGGCATAATTTTCTCCAAATATGTGATATGAAAATGGGGGCTCGCATGAACCCCTTTAAGATTATTACATCATATTATTATGGAGTCTGCGAACCCAAGAGTATTCCACATTTTAAGGGATCACGAATTGTGACGCCGAAAAATGTGGTTACGCGCCACTCAGTACTCAAGTCAGCGATAGCCCCTTGCTTGGCAACCACCACATTCAACCCGAGCTCGGTAGTCTCATTCATCAGGATCATACCACCAAGATCTTCCTCAGAACCAACAACAGGAGCGACGTTGATTGAGATTGCGTCATTTTCCCAGAACAAGTTAGTTTGAGCCGTATCAAAGTTGATATATGTCACTGCAGCCAGGTTAGCCGCTACAGCTGACACGTTGGCATAGTCTGCCTGTGCCTGGGTCGCGGTCGTGGTGGGAGACGCTGTTACAGGAATGACAGGAGGGCTGATGGTCATGTTGGTGCCGTCAACCACCGCTGTCACCGTGAAGGTTCTCAGATTGCCCGTATCGTTCTTATTCTGCATCGATACAGAATTGACGCCGGCAATAGTGAACTTGTCACCAGGCACTACACCTGCAGTTGAAGCCACGACCAAATTCATGGTGCGGTTATCAACGTTGGTTGGATTGCCTTCGGCATCAAGTGTACTACCCGTTGGGATAAAAGACTGGGCGCCTGAAACCGTAGTACTGCCCAAAGCCGCTGCTACTTTGGTGGGTGCAAATGAAGTCTTGAAGGTCAGGAAGTTAGCTATCCTGGCAATCATTGCTTGCTCATATGCAGTCTCTGAAATACTACCATTATTGATAGATCGCGATGCTACCTGCAGATCATTCGCCATACGGTTGTAATCAGCAGGGTTCAAGATCAATGTCTTTTCGGTCAGTTGGGAAATATCTTCTTCGATAAATCGAGTCTCGATATCAGCGACATTTGAGAAACCACTCAACGCAGCAGTGCTGGATACCAGTTGAGATCCTTGATTCACAATCGAATTGGCTACAGCGCGATTGATACGGTTATCAATGGCCTGCATAGCAGAGCGCATCTTACGTTGCAGTTCAGACTGATCAAGGGTGTCCTGGTTTGTCAGCTTAAACGGCACACTGGCAAAGATATTGACACGGTGAGGGACGGCAAGTGCTGTGATCTCATTGAAATTCGAGATATTCAGACCGTCGATAGTGGTGGATACGTAAGGAACATCAAACCATTCAGTAAATTCTGATCGGTGACCAATCTGGCCACCCATTCGTTTGATGTCTGTTCGACGAAGCATGATGTTATCAGCTTCAAATTTTTCTAATTCTTCGCCCAATACTCGGACGACGACTTTCGCTTGGCTGGACATAATCGTTTACTCATCTAAGAGTCGAAACGTCAAATCCTGCTGCTTTGGCCTGGGCCTTAACCTTTCTGCGTGCATTAAGTGACTTGCTAATGTTTGACATATCAGCGGACTCATCGATCTTATCCAACTGTTTTTGCCAATCAGTGCTTCCACCAACGGCCTCGCTTTCGAGCTTAGATTCAGGGTCAGCAGCCTGTGTACGTTTCGGCTTAATGGTCAATTTGCCAGCCAACTTGCCTAGAGCGAAAGTGGTGCTACCAGGGTTTGATTTGTAGTCATCCCGGTAACGAGCAGCCTCTACCGGATTCTTACCAAGCCAATACATCAGCTTTGGCGCATCCTCCGGTAAATTTTCAGCAATCAACTGCGCGAATTCATCACCTAACACGTCGAAGGCTTTGTCCTGGGTCTCGTTAAAGTCTGAGACTTTTAGACCGGCCGCATTCTTGGCATAAGTGGTAAGCGCTGCGTCTCGCTTCTGCTCTTTTGCTGCAACTCGATGTCCGTTTTGCTGAGTATCCAGCAAATTGGTTACCGCTTGATTCGTCATGTCTGACTGCCATTTTGCCTCGGCTGCCAGATAATCATCTCGATTATCAAAGGCATACTCGTCAGGCTTTGGCTGTACAGTTGCTGTTCCACTGGTTTTAACCAGGTCAGCAATCTGACTTCTTAAGTCGGCATTCTCGTCTTGCAGCTTTTCCTTTCGCTTCATCACCCGGTTAAGGATGTGGTTCGTAGGGTCTGGCTTCTCTTTGGGGTCTTCTTGACCAGCAAGCACTATTTCGTTTTCTTCAGCCTCAATATTCTCTTCATTCTCAAGAGGATCAATCTTGGGATCATCGACAATATCGGTATCGCTTTGCTGTTCTACTACAACTTCTGCTTCTTCTGCCATTCTCTCACCGTTAAGTGGTTAATTTATAGTCTCGGAATGCACCGGATAAAGGGATATTAGTACGATTGGCTATTTATTACAAATAGTGGGTATTCGTCTGGTTGTTATTCGTTCGTATGCGGGGTGTATATCGGGGTAGTTTGAGCTATCTATTACAAATTTCTGCTTTTGATTTCAATATTAAGCTGATGGAGAGAACTCTCACTCATGTAAAATACTTTGTATATTTTATCTTCAATCACAATACCGTCTTTAACTTGTTCATGTAGAGGATCAACCCAAAATCCAGTGGGAACATAAGCGAAAGTGCGAACATCATTCATCCACACATGTTCAAATATGGGATGATTGGCTTGAGGAGTCATCACTCTGTAGCCACCAAATACATAACGGCCCCCTAACACATATCACCTGAAAGATCGGGTATAAAACAATCGTCATCTCTTTTCCATTGCTCGTAGTGAAAATTAACACGCTCTTGATCGAAATCAAAGCTAGTCATAGGGGTGTTTCTAATCTGCATAAGTTTAATTAAAATGTGTTCGTTTGCAGTTTCTGCTTTGCCAGTTCCGTTATCCATAACGCTTCTCACAATATCGATAATCTCTTCGTCGTTAGCTCTGTTTACATGGTTGACGCTCATTTATTTCTCCTCAATGAATTTCGTCAGTGACTTCGGTTTCGTCGTCAATCAATGGTGCAAGCGCTTTCTTCATTTTGGCTTCAGTGTCGCCGTAGAAAATGAACACCTTGCCGAAATCGGGATGGTTTATGTAAATCGGGTTGCCTTCTTTTAGGTTACGGATATTTTGCTTTGATAATCCCAGAACAATCAAATCGCCTGCCCTTGCTTTTAGCATTATTCATCCCCGTTAAAGAAGCGGTCAAGCTCATTGGCTTTCATGCTGGCCAATTCTATTTCGCAGCTATACCATACGTTTGGTATTAATCGGCACCATCTCAGTAGCTGCACAATAAATACTTTTACTTGTAGTCTGCGCATCATTGCTCCTTGAAGTGATCTATTTGTTGTTTGGTGATTGAGTCCTGCCAAAGGAAATCACCAGTTTGGTTTGGGTAAAATTGGCCGTTATGTATTTGGTGGCTACAGAGTGATGACTCCTCAAGCCAATCATCCCATATTTGAACATGTGTGGATGAATGATGTTCGCACTTTCGCTTATGTTCCCACTGGATTTTGGGTTGATCCTCTACATGAACATGGGTTTCTGGCTGTGTGTGTGTGTGTGTGTGTGTCTGGTTCTTAGAGTGTGTGTGTGTGTGTCTATCTCTATGTGTATATCTCT